TTTGGAAGTTGAATTAAGTGGAGATACAGGAACTTATTTTGAAGGTGGTGGAAGTGGAAATGGTACTTCTGATGCAAGACATCTTACAATAGCAGCATCAACTACAACAAATGCTGGAGATACACATACACTTAATGCAGAAAGTGCTACTGGAGTATTAAAGTTTGCTACTACTGGAACTAATAGAATGATACTCGATTCCAACTCCAGAATCTCACTCTCTAATAATGATGGTGGTGCTGGTAACACAGTT